AAATATCTACTATATTTCCATTGTCTGTTATCTGTACGTTTAACTTGTCATTTGAAACTACGAACTCTAAGGTAAATCTACCATCTGATAGTTCTCCAAGATATTCGTTTGTCAACTCTTCCAGCTCTTTTACAAGATTTTCTATCTTGTAGGCCAGTAAACCATTAGTGCTGAAGGCTTTCTTTAATACATCTAAATTTGAGTCAATCTTCTGCTGTTCTTCGAGTTCGCTTTGGCACTGATTAAGTTGACTGATAAACTCATCCGTTTGTTCCTGAATTACTTGGATTCTGGTGTTTCTACGGGTTCGTTTCTCATTTTCTCTTGCGTTTTCAGCCAATATTTCTCTTGATTCCTGTAGTCGATTATGAACGCATAGTATGCGACTATCAAGCTCTCCTTTGTCCACAGGAGCACTCTGCAGGTCTTTGTCAATAGATCGGTACAAGCCTTCCCAATCGGCTTTAGCTTTCTGTACACGATTGAACTCTGCGTTATCTCTTTTAATTCGAGATATCTTTCCTTCAATTTCATCAATTTTCTCCTGTGCCTCTAATAACTTGGCCTGTTCCACAGCAATCATAGACTGCTCGACGGAAATATCAATAGATTGCTCACAAGTTGGGCACTTATCCTTCAGCTTTTTTAGCCTTGCCAAAGTTCGTTGAGCACCCGTGGCGGCTGCGTTAATACTACCTAACTCTGATTGCAGTATATCATAGGATTCAATAGATTGAATACTACAGCTATTTAATTGATTAATATCAATAGCTTTTATAAGTACTTTATATTGATTATTGGCACTAATTTTTTTATTTTTTTCAGAGATATTTTCAAGTTCTATTGATAAAGAACGCAAAGTCTTCTCGTCTTCAGATGTATCAATTTGTAAATTTAACAAGGGCAGTATGTTGGTATCACTCAATTTATTATCTTCGAGCCATTTTTCTACGGTCGCTAACTTAGAAGAGATACTGTTCATTTTGAAAGAAGAGCTTTTCGAAGCCTCTTTAAACAAGTCAAACAACTCTACATAATGCTCCAAGTGTAGCAGATCAATTAGAAACTTCTTGCGGTTGGCATCGGTTGCAGTAAGAAACTGTAAGCTCGCATTTGTATTCTGATATACTAACTGCGAGAAGGTCTTAAAGTCAATACCAATAATCTCTTGTAGAGTTTTATAGGTGTTTGTAGCTGTGTGACTGGAAATATCTTCTCCATTCTTCTCCAGCTTTACTTTTATATTACTCTTTCTGTTGATGGTCACTTCATAACTGTTATCATCTTTCTTAAAAGAAAGTGATATATTATAGCCATCATTAATATACCTATTCGGTATGTCTGCCTTTTTAATACCTTTTGAATTCTTATTATAAAGGGCTTCTTCGATAATTAACGGTATGGAGGACTTCCCCATACCGTTAGTACCAATTATTTGTGTGACAGTGTTATCGTCAAGCTGCAGCTCATTACCAGAACCGTAGCTAAAGCAATTATCCCATTTCAGCTTTTGAAGCGTAATCATTGTAGGTTCCTAATATATCTGGTATTTTATCATCTGAGATTTCAAGTATATAACTTAGATACTCTACTAACTCTTCTTCTATAGTCATATCTTTATCGATTATGAGTGCTGCTTCAGATTTTCGCTTTACAACTTTCTTATCGAGAAGGTCAGAGTTCTTCACTCCTGCCAAATCTTGTATATCTCCCTCTAACTCATAGATGGTATGGTCATAGTCTGTAGCAACCATCTCTGAAGGATCTGTAACAGTCTTGCGAATTAACTGCGGAAGTCTAAACTCTTCCCACATCCAAGTCCAATCCTGCTCATTAATAAAGAGATAACCTGTTTTAACATGATTCCTATGGAACGATGTCGTCATAGGACTACCAGGATATACTATATTACGTTGAGTATTACTATGAGCGTGTAGATCGCCCGCAAACACTACTGGAAAGTCTTCTAATAGATCGAGATCAATCTCTGGCTTCACATGAGGTGGAATCTCTCCACGAACATGAGTAAATAAAGGTTGGCTCTTATTAAAATGATCTATACTACCCTTTCTGTGTAAGTCTGCATATGGAAGAATGCCAAACCCTAAATCGTTATCAATGTAGGAAATGTCTATAACATGAATTAACGGATTAATGTCCCGTGAGACTTCCTTCAACTGTGAAAAGAATGTCTTATTCTTTTTAGTTGCTTCATGGTTTCCGTCATAAATAATTGTTGGAATCCTTACCGATCGAATAAACGAGAAGTAAAGTTCCAACTCTTCCATATTTGGCAGCCTATCAAATAAATCTCCACCTATGATGTGCATACTGCACTCTTTCTCAAGTTCATAGACTTGTTGAAAGAATAAGTTATAGCGATTTACTGCCCACGCTACTGGGACATTCTTCTGTCCCAGTTTAATGTGCCAGTCTGCCGTATATAATATCATACGATTTTAAACTGCTCTTCGAGCATTTCATCGTCGTTATCATTGCTACCAGTACGCAGGCGATCAAGAAGCTCTTTCTGCGCATCAGGAGTTGGACGAGTCATAACATCATCCATAGATTTAAGGTTAGCAATAGAAGCCATCTCATCTTCATCGAGAGGGCGATTTTTGCACTTTAGTACTTGCAACTGATACTCTACATTATATGGAAGTGGGCCAGTCTTTACTCGCTTGAAGCAAATATCCCAACCATTTACTGGATCAGTAGGATCGCCGAGGCCGTCCTGTGCTGTTCCAACAATTTGTTCCCAAAGTTTTTTCTTTAGGTTTACTACTTTTACTTTTCCATCAGCAGGGTCGATAGCTTGACAAGCATAGCTCCAGCCACACTTCAAGTCTGGGTAGTATTCACGAACCCAATCTTTTTCTTGGTTGTTGAAACGCTCGCTGTTGCGATCAAAAGACAGACACTCCAAAGGAATGTTTTTGCCGTTCTCGCCTTCAATCCAATAAACATAACGTGCAAGGATATCCCCTACGATACGCATTTTGTTTTCGCCATCGCGATATTGAAAAGTGTCGATTGATGATTTTTGGGCTGAACCCTGTTGACTGTTGAATGATAGTGCCATTAGTGTAATTTCTCCGGTGTGACTTCTTCATATAGAAAGTGAACATATTGCTCATCTATCCGAAGTAGTCTATTGTCGTTAATTAATTCTAGTTCTACTGGTAAATGTAGTAGTTCTAGTGTGGTTTGTTGTGTTGCTATGTAGTGCGCCAAGCTCCGGATCGAAGCAATAGCGTAATATTCGGCAAGCTCACGCTGCGAATACTTATATGACTCGTAGACGAGTACGTCAGGGTGCAGCAGAAAGCTGGTACCCGCGAAGTTTTTCTGAGAAAATTTATAGATCGGATCGTATTTATTAATTGGAATACGCTTAGTAATAAGCATTTCCATAATACGATTGCACTGGGAAATACTCCCGTTTGCTTCGTCGTAAACCTTCTGCCAGTCAAATAAGAACATTATTATACTCTAAAATTGGATTATTGTCAAGAACTATTTTTTTAAAGGTACTTCATGTTGTATCCCTCTTTCATGTAATATCCCACCCTATTCGAAGCTTGTCGCTGTGCGGTCTTGCCGCGAAGGTGTATATCTACAATCACTGGGTCTACTTTACCTTCCCGCTTTCGTATGACTCGGCCTATTAGCTGCGTCAATAGCGGTTCATTGTTTACTGGTGTAGCAAGTATGAGACAACTTAGTGTATCAACCGAAATACCTTCTGAGAAAATTGCCTGCGTACCGTAGAGTACGTTCTTATTTCCTGTAAGTATCTCTTCTACTAACCTTTCTCTTTCTTCGTGTGAAACCTCACCTGTAACACATACTGCTCTGTCACCTGTTAGCTCGGCGCAAGCCTTCAGAAACTGCACTCTATCACTTACGACTAAGACCTTGTGCCCTCTTGCGGCGTAGGCCGCCGCAAGCATGGAAATAGTGTGGCGATATTCTTCATCGTTTGATAACTTTGTAACTCTATTCGCCCAGGGTATC